GCGCAGGCAGCGTCATGCCCTGCGGTCCGTCGAGTTGATAGATGCGCCCGCCGACGAGGTCATAGATTGATCCTGGCGTTGAAGGAGTTGCGATTCGCGTGTAAAGCGAACTCAAGACGATCTGGCTCACTTTGCCCTCGCAAACTTCTGCAGCGCTGCCGTCATGTAGCGGTTGAAGATGTTGGGCACTTGCTTCACAACGCGCTCTTTCGGCGACTTGATCCACGGGCGCGGCTTGATGCGAGCCGTGCCCTGATCGAGCATGAAGCCGTATGGCTTGATGCCGAGTACACGCCAGCGCACGACTTTCGTGCCGCCGCTCGCCGCCTGCGAGTAAGTCGGCGATGTCATCACGCTGCGGCGCAGTTCGCCCGTATCGACTGCGGGCGGCTGACCTGGCGCGCTGCGTGTGCGCCTTGTGCCCTTGCCTTTGCGACCGCCGCGATAGGTGCGTCCGCTGCCCTTCTGGCTGAGTTCTTTCTTGAGTTCTTTCTGATACAGCAGCACGGTGCGCTCCGCTGCTTTGCCTGCCGCTTCCGTGATGCGCTGCATCAGCGCGTCCTTGTCGAACCGAGCCTTCACGCTCACGCCACGCCCTCGACATTCTGCAGCGTCACGATCTGGTACGCCATGCTGTCGGGCGCGGCACGCACATCGGGCGTGTAGAAGCCGAGCACCTCCCAAGTCTTGTTGCCGAAGGTGATCCGCATGCCGTTCGTGATCGTCGCCGTAATGTCGCAGTACCCGCGCGCGTCGATGCGTGCCCGACGAGCGCCTGCCTGCACCTCCTCGCGCGGCATCGACGGCTGCACGAGCATCGTGAACGCCGTGCCTGCAGTCCACGATCGGATGACCGCGCCGCCTGCATCGACGGTGCTGTCCGTCAGCGTGTACGGTGTCACGCTGACCCCGAACTTTGCGATGAGTCCCTTGACGCTGCTCATACGACCTCGCGGTAGTCGCGTAGCAGGTCGGCGAGCATGGCGTTGACCTCGCTCGCGCCGGCTCGCGTGTACGAGTAGTCGCCGAGCGACTCGCTGAGGATGCTGCGATCCGCCTTGCGCGACTGGAACAGCACCGACGCTACCTCGCAGCACGCCTGCTTGAGGTCGTCAGGCACGGTCGCGTAGCCCGCCGTGTAGCGCACGAGCGTGCTCTGGTACGCGCTTGGGAACCGCGCGAGGTAGGTGTCGTTGAGCGGGAACGCGTCGCTCTGGATGTGCAGGATGCCCGTGTCGCCCTCGTACACGAACTCCGCGCCGACGGTCGCAGCCGTGACATTGACCGTGCCGCTGAGCGCGTCACCGCCCGCGCGCGGGTGCAGTTGCAGTGTCGGGCAGTTGAACACGGTCGTCGCTTGAACGCCCGTGAGCGCGTTGATCGCCGCCACGAGCGCATCGACATCGTCGTAGGTCGAGAACGCGAGCGTCGTTGTCGTCGTTGAGCCCGTCGAGGTCGTGCGGTTGATTGTCGCGCCTGCGCTCGAGATGCCGTCGTAATCCTGCGTGATCGAGATCGTGACGCGGATATCGCTCGACACGGTGCTCGCGAATGTGAACGCTGTGCGCATACCCGTGTACACGCCTGAGACCACCGTCACGGGATACTGCTTGAGCCTGATCGCTCGCGTCGAGTTGCCGCCGTACCACTCCGTGTGTGAGCGAGCCTTGATCAGACGACCGCAGAACGCTTCGATGCGTGCGGTCGCGCGGTCGATTGCTCGCTCGAGTTGCGTGTCGTCGGTCGAGACAGTGATGCCGAGTTGATCCTTCAACTCCTGCAGAGTGATGAGCGCGTATGTCCCTACCGCCATGCCCTAATCCTATGCCGACTCGTTCGGCGGTTCGGTCCGCTGCGAAGTTGGCATGCGCCAGACCTTCTCGCGGTTGCGGATGTACCACGGCTTCCCGTTGCGCAGCCAGTGGAACATCGGCTGAAACTGCTTGCCGCCGTTGGGCTCGATCCACGAGATCATCGTCTCGATATGCCCGATGTGGACCTTCGGCGACACGCCGATCTTCCATCCTGCGTCCCGCGCCTGTCGCCAGAACCAGATGTCGTCGTCGATGCGACCTTCGCCCCATGTGCCGTCCTCGGCGGGCTTGCTCACGAACCACGGCTTCGGCAACTTGCGCAGCGTCTCGACGCGCAGCAGCGTCAGCCCGAAGTGACCCGCCGAGACTGGGAACCAGTCCATCGCCATGTGCTCGCGCGTGATCGGAGTTGCCGTGCCGTCCGCCTGCATCGTGTTCAGCAGCGCGACATTGCGCTCGCGTCCCGCTTGCATCGGGATGATCGCGTCGAGCCCGTCTCGCTCGGCGATGTTCCGCATGCAGACGATGTCCTTCCAGTCGAAGATCGAGTCGTAGTCGATCGTGAGCACCCACTTGAGTTCGGGCGCTTGGCAAGCAGACTCGAGCATGCGCTGCATGCACTGCCCGTAGAACACGCCGATCGAGTTCACGAGCGGCACGCGCAGCGTCGTACACGCCTGCTGACAGACGAACATGTTGTCGGTCCACGCCAAGCGCGGCATCGTCATGCAGGCACGCATGTCCTCGTAGCGCGGCGGCTCGGCATCGACGATGCCCTCGGTCGGCTTGCGGCCCGCAAGGTTCAGCGAGAACGCATGGTCGCTGCAGTCGGGCTTCTTGATCGTGCTCTGGCTGTAGTCGTTCTTCCAGTGCGTGATGTCCACGAGCCCGAGCGCCGTCATCGCGGCGTGCAACTTCGGGTAGTTCCAGAGCGTGTAGTGCTTGTCGTAGTGATCAGTCTGCGCGCCCATGATGTACGCCTCCCACGGGAACGGCGGCTTGGTCTGGTCGTCGCTGTCGCGGTCCTCCTGCGCGAGACGAATGATCTCGTCGAAGTCGGGCACGGCGATCCGCAGGATGCCGCCTGGCTTCAACTTCGAGTACCAGTGCTGCAGCGTGTCCTCGACATCGCCCTTGGGCAGGTGCTCGAGCACATGCGACGCGCGTATCTCCTCGATGCTGTTGTCCTCGTACGGCAGCACGCGAGCGTCATGCTCGAGGCTCCAGTCGTGAGGCGTGAACCCTTCGATCCGCTGCGGTCCGCATCCGATGTTGAGTTTCATGGCGAGCAGTGTAGCCACCCGCAAAACTGCCGAGGAAAGTAGTCGCCCAAAAGACAGCGCCCGCACCTTGCGATGCGGGCGCTGCGTGATGAGACGCGAGAGGACAGTATCAGTCTGGCGTGTTGACCAGTTCTGCCACGCCTGCTGCGCTGTCGGGTGCGGAGACCTCACCCTTGCCGAGGATTGCGTGCGATGCGACATAGCCCGTCGCCGTCGCCGGCGTGACAATGACGCGGAAGTACCGCTTCTTGCCGCGCAGGTCAATGTTGGCAACGAACGACACATTTGTCACCGCTGCGCTCGTGCCACCGATGGCGTCGGCAACGGTGTAATCCGTGCCTGCGACCAGTCCCGAGGTCGTAGCGAAGGAGGTTGCCGCATCTGCGTCAGCCTCCTGAATCGTCAACGCGCTGAAGCCTGCGGTCGCGTGCGTTTCGCGCATGACGCAGATTTGCAGTTCGTTGAACCCGAGCGTGTCGATGGTGTTTGATGTCACCGTCGCGTTCGTGGCGCAACTCTGGATGGCGATGCAGTTGATGTGCTTGAGCCCTTGAAAAACTTGCATTGTAGAAATCCTTTCGTGATTAGGCGCCAGCCTTGAGTGTGACCATGCTGCCAGCCACGGAAGCCGTGCCGACATTGGCGTTGTTGATGTCGAACCGTGAGATGCCGCGCACCGTGACGAGGTCGCTCTCGAAGCCGCTGAGCGCGGAGTCGGAGAAGGCGATCTGGTTGACCTTGCGGTCGCCGAGGAGCGAGGACTGTCGCATGTCACCGAAGTGCATCGCGACCGCGCCGTTGCCCGTGGTGCTGTTCATCGCCTGCGAGAACACGACAGGGTATCCGAGGAACCGTGCCTTGTTCGCTCCGTCAGCCAGTTCGACCACGCTCGCGCCGCCCGCATTTTCCGCCAGTCGCTGGCAGACGGTGTTGAAGACGGTGCGGTGCATGTAGAACTTGGTGTTGGCGTTGTCCGCGTACTGCGGCAGCAGTGCCATCGCAGCGCGGATCTGTGCAAGCGTGATGCTCGAGAACGCGGTGCTCGTGGCTGTCGAGGTTCCGCCTGCACCGATTGCAGTCGCGAGACCGACGATGCCGCCAAACGACGAAGTGCCTGTGCCGACGAATCCGCACTGATCTTCGAGTTTGGCCTGCGCGTACGCCATTTCGCCTGCGATCTGGTCAGCGAGTCCGACGACATTGTCCTCGGAGAGTTCGCCGCTGATCTGCGTCAGCACGACGCTCTTGCGAGCGACGAGCGACACGAGGTCGAAGTTCTGCGTGCTCTCCGTGCCCGCTGCGCCCTCGCCGACGAAGTACGCCGTGAGGTTCGCAGTGCGACGCGGGATCTGCAGGACATCGCTGCTCATCGCAACGACGTTTGCGTTCTGGCGGAAGATGCCGAACTGCTCGCGCAGATTGATGATGGTGTTGTTGTACTGATCCGGCACGAGGAAGCCGCCGAGGGTGTTGTTGCCTTCGAGGTGATCCTTGGTAAAGATGCCGTTGTCGATGCACCACTGCTTCGACTTGGTGTGGCCACGAGCGGCGAGGACGAACTTGCCGAAGCCGTACGCCTCCTCGCTTGTGCGGAAGTGCTTGCTCTTGACGAGCGGAGCGCTGATGTTCATGTTGAGGTCCTTGTTCTTGAGTGGGTGAGTGCTCGAGGTCTTGATCTCGGCACGGATGACTTGTGCAGCAACATCGACGAGCGCCTTGACGGGCTCGTCTGCCTTTGGCTCTTCAGCGGGCTTCTCGCCGTCCATCCCGTCCTCCTCGACCGCAGCGGGCTGCAGCACGACTTGGTACTCGATGTTGGCGGGGTCCACTGGATTGCCGTCAGCGTCGACGATGACGAGGTCGTTGAGCACGAGTGCTTTGGCTTCCTCGTATCGCTTTGCGCCGACTTGGTTGGCGAGCGCCTGCAGGTTCTTCTGCAACTGCTCGACCGTGACAGTCTTCATGTGATGACTCCAGACGCGCGGATGCGCGTGAGATGCGAAGTGGATTGTGACGCTTCGTCCGACCCATCCGCACGGCTTGCGCCATCGGCTCGAGTCACCGTTTGCGGAAGTATAGGCGGGTCAGATCGAGAGCCGACCGCGCGCGCGTGCGAGCGCGATGCGTGCTGCCGTCGTCGCGTCATCGAAGCCGAGGTTCGGCACGACAATCGACACACGGTGCTTCACGACCTGCGGCTGATTGTCAGGTAGCGATGCGTCCATTTGACGGGCACGGTCGAGCGTGACGAGTCCTTTGCTGACTGCCGTGATCAGCGCCTCTTGGTTCGCAGGGATCGACACGACCGACACCTCGAGGAGCGTCCACTTCGAGAACACGCGCTTCACGCCTGAGCCGTATCGCTCGATGTCCGCCTTGCTCGCCTGACGCATGCCGCCCGCCTGCGGCGTGAAACCGATCGACACGCCGCGCAGCGCACCGAATCGCATCAGCGAGCCGACCGTGTCGGGAAGCCACTCGCCTTGATGCTGCTCAGGTCGTGGCGCGAGCGCGAACTCGCCATGGATCGAGTCGGACTCGCGTCGCAGTTCGATCATCTTGCCGATCGGCTTGCCTGCGTCGTGCCCGAACAGCAGCGTCGGGTTGCGCTCGTACTCCTTGCTGTTCATGCCCGCAGGGATGACGACCTCGCCGTCGCGGTCGATCGTGTCGGTCGTGATGACCGCCTTGAATGTCGTGCCGTCGTCGCTGCTGAAGGTCGATGAGAGTGTCTTATTGATCATGTGACGGTTACCTCGAATGCGCCAGGACCCTCGATCTCGGGCAGCGGCTCAAGCGCCGCGTCGATGCTGCATCGACAGTTCGGATGCAGCGGCGGTCCCGACACATCATCGAATCCTATGGTCATCGTCCCGCCGTCGATGCCCGTGATCGTCTGCCCGACCGTGTAGAAGTTGTCGCGCAAGCCGACCTGCTTCGTGGCGAACTCGCTCGCGGCTGCTTCGCAGAACTCGCACGCGAACGGCGACACGAGCCAGACCTTGCCCTGCACGACCGTGCTGTCCTCCCACGACGCGATCTGCCCGTCGCTGTACGCGCGCGCGGTCTCGGTGCGTGCGATGGCTTGCGCCCGTGTCGCGTCGAGCCCGCGCTCGCGGAGTAGTCGCTGCACCTCGCTCGTTGTGAGGTTCTCCTCGATGCCTGCGCGGATCGTCGTCTGGATGCGTGCCGCCTGTGTGCGTGTGACGCTCTGCGCCATGCGCTCGGCGGTGCGGTTCGTCGCGTCGATGACGCTCTGGCTCGGCTCGCTCGTGAGTGCCAACTCGGGCAGGTCGATCGCGTTTGCGCCCGCTTGGAATCCCGCCTCGACGATGAGTTGCGTGTACTCGCGTGCGCTCGCTGCGATGCGCTCTGCGACCTCGCGCGAGATGCTAGTCGTGGCACGCTGCGCCGCTTCGAGTGCTCGCATCGCGTCTTGGTCGCCTGTGCGGATGGCGTTCGCGTACGCGCGCGCGGCTGCCTCGTCCATCGTGCGCAGTTCAGCCTCGACGCTGCGTGCGAACTCGCCGACGAGGCTCGCTTCGAGTTCGGCGAGCGACGCGACCTGCTTGCTGCCGCGCATCGTGATCTGCTGCCGCTCGGCTCGCCAGTCGAGCCAAGTCAACTCGCCCTGTTGCTTCGTGTGCTTGCAGGTCATGGCTCAGGGCACGACCAGAGGCAGGTCGCCTCGTCGAGCGTGCAGTCCAGCGACGGGCGCGGCGGGATGAATGCGTCGCGCTGCGCGTCGTAGGTGAATCCGATACCCGCGTAGTTCTTGCGGAGCGCCTTGCTCTGATCGGCGCTCGGCTCGCCGGTGCTCGGGTCGTAGTGGACGCCGCCGCGCGTGTTGTATGAGGTCTGCACCCACATGCCGCTATCGGGCAGCGTGGCGATGAAGTCCTGCTCTGCGACAATGACTCGGTCGACCTTGCCTGTGATGTTGACTCGTGCGAAGTGTGCCATGTTTAGGATGCGATCGGCGCTGTGAATGTGCCGCTCGTCGTGAATGTGTGGATCGTGTTGCCTTGCCCGTCGCTCGTGATCGTGCCGCCCGTTGCGACCGCGCCGCCCGCGTAGCGGATGATGACGACGCCTGAGCCGCCCGCCTTGCCGTTCCGAAAAGACTCACCACCGCCGGCATAGTCCTCAATCGCACCGCCGCCGCCGCCGCCGCCTGTGTTGGCAGTGCCTGCGACTGCCTCTACTCCGTTACCCGCTCCGAGACCGCCGCCGCCTGCGCCGCCTGCGCCGCCCGGGAACGCTGCTCCGACACTTGTGTACCAGCCATACCCGCCGCCGCCGCCGCCCGCGTATGTCGTGCTCGTGCCTGTGATCGAGTTTGCCGTGCCTGCGCCGCCTGCGCCGCCACTCGTGCCGAGCACGCCATCCGCGCCGACCGCGCTCGCACCGCCGCCGCCACCTGCTGCCATGCGCGTAACAGACTGTCGTTTATTCGCGCCTCCAGTGTTTCCCTGCGACGGGACGGTCGCTGGCGTGTTGCCGGGTGCGCCTGGACCCTCGACGCCGCCACCGCCTGCGCCTCCGCCTGATCCGCCAGCACCAGCGCCGATAGATTCAGAGCCGGGATAGTTGTAATAGAGTCGTCCGCCTCGACCGCCACCCGTGCTCGTGATCGTTGAGAAGATCGAGTCGCTGCCGATTGTCTGTGGCGCACCACCTGCGCCGACCGTGACCGTGTACACGCCGCCGCTTGTCAGCGTGAGTTTCGTGCCGTCGACGTTCGTGCGGTATCCGCCTGCGCCTCCGCCGCCGCCTGCGCTGTTGGAGTTTTGCCCTCCGCCGCCACCGCCTGCGACCACGAGGTACTCGACTTCGAGCGGCTGCAGTTCGCCCGCTGTGCCGCGATCGCCCTTCGGGCCGCGTGCGCCTTCCTTGCCGCGCTCCGCGAGCACTTGCCACCCGCTGCCCGTCACGGGCGGCTGAGTCGTGCGCGCGACGCACACATACGAGCCGCCGTCGTAAGAAACAACATCACCGATTTCATACTGCTGACCCGTGCGATACGCGCCTTGCCACACGAGACCAGCCGCGCCCGGCTCGCCCTTCGGTCCCTCCGCGCCGCGCGGACCCATCGGGCCCGTCGGTCCGATCATGCCGTCGCGCCCGTTGATGCCGTTCACCGCCTTCGCCATCAGCGACCACGAGTCGCTCGGCGGCAGGTCGGTCGTCGGCATCGTGCAGATCCACGCCGAGCCGTCGTAGTGGACGACGTCGTTCGTCGAGAATCCCATGCCCTTGTGCGCCTTGCCGCGCCATCGGAATCCGCGACCCGGCTCGCCTCGATCGCCCTTGTCGCCCTTGATCGCCTTGACCTCTGGCGCAGGTCGCTGCAGGTCGTTGATCGCCTTCTTGATCTCGCTGAAGTCTTTCATGCGTGCCCTCAGAGGATGCGTGCCATGTAGAGCGCGATCGCGTTCGCCACGCTGTCGAGTTGCTCTTTGGTCAACTGGTTGCGCAGCCACGGGTCGTCCGACTCCAGCAGGATCGACAACCATTTCGCATGACACGCCGCCTGCAGCGAGTCGCTCTCGAGTGCGAGCGCGTTGACGCAGTCCACGACGCTCTGGACCTGCTGCGCGATGTAGTCGGGATCGCTGCGAAGTTGTGCGATGCGTTCGTTCACCATGTTGAGATTGCCACTCGCTTCCATGTGTTCGTTGCCGTGCAGACATAAATGTACGACGAGTCCCAGCAGATATCGCCCGTCGTGCCTGTGTCGGCTGCGCTCGACGGTGTCTTGGTCGTTGCGATGCGGATGATGTTGCCAGGGTTCACAACGACATTTGCGGCGGACCCGTTGAGCGTGACCTTCGTGCAGGATGTCGTGCCGATCAGCGTCTCGTTCGACGCGGCTGTAATGCCCACGCCGATGACGATCGCGCCCGTCGTGCCCGATGTGCTGACATCAGCGTTCGCGCCGAGACAGACATTGCTACCGCCCGTCGTGCCAGTGTCGCCCGCATCGAAGCCGATGTAGGTGTTGCTGCCTGCGGTCGTGTTGAGATCGCCCGCGCCCTTGCCGATGAATGTGTTGTTTGCGCCGCTCGTGTTGAGGTTGCCTGCGTTGTAGCCGATGCAGGTCAAGCCCGTCCCGCTGTTGCCACTCGCCGAGTATGCGCCTGCCGTAGCGAAGCCGACACCGACGACGAATGTGCCGTCGTTCGTGTAGCAGGCATCGACTCCTACGCCAACGGTTGACGAGCCTGTATTGTTGAAGCACGCGCTGCCGCCGATTGCCATGACGGCGTTCGCTGTGTTGCCGCGACCTGCGTCTGCGCCAAGGGCGCACAGACCGCTGCCCGTGTTGTTCAGCCCTGCCGAGTTGCCGAAGCCTGTGCAGTTTGTGCCGTTCGTGTTGCCTGAGAGCGCACTCACGCCGACCGCAGTGCAGGACGCGTTGACACCTGCGCCCGTGCCGCTCACGCCGACGACCATGCCGTTGATGAACGAGTCCGCGCCCGTGTAGAGCGCACCGCTCACGCCGACTCCGCCCGTGACGACAAGCGTGCCCGTCGTTGTGCTGCTGCTCGCTGTGCCTGCCGTCGCTCGCACGGCTCCGCCGATGTACGCTGCACCGCCGACACCGATACCGCCCGTGACGATCACCGCGCCCGTCGTTGTGCTGCTACTTGCGGTCGTCGCTGTCGCGTTGATCGCGCCGCCGACGAACGCCGCGCCTCCGATGCCCACGCCGCCTGTGACAACGAGTGCGCCCGTGCCTGTCGTGGTGCTCGCGGTCGATGCCGTGACGCTCTGGCTCGTGACCGTGACCGCGCCACCCGTTGTCCACGACGGACCGCCCGTGCTGATCTTGGTCGGCGAGACTGCTCCCGTCCCGATCTTGGTCTCGGTGACCGCACCTGTCCCGATCTTCGCCTCGACAACTGCGCCGCTGTCGATCGTCCAAGTCGCGCCCGACCCGCTGACCGTGATGTCGCCGTAGTCGCCGTCGGCGAGGCTCGCGCTCGTACCGTCCGCGCCTCGCTCGCCCTTGGGTCCGCGCGGTCCCGTGTCGCCTGGCTCGGCGAGCACCTGCCAGCCTGAGCCCGCCGGCGGTGACTGGTCCGTCGACTGCACGCAGACATACGCGCCGCCCTCGTACCCGACCACATCGCCAGGCTCGTACCGCCGTCCCGCGTCGTAATCGCCACGCCACGCCAAGCCGACTGGACCCGTCTCTCCACGAGGTCCCTGCGGTCCCGTTGGTCCTGCGGGTCCCTGCGGTCCTTGCTTGCCATCCTGACCGTGGACCGCCTTGACGAGCAGCCGCCACGAGTCGGACGGCGGCTCGTCCGTCGTCAGGTCGGTCGCCATGTAGGTCGCGTCGCCGCGCGTGACGATGTCGAACGCGCGGAACTGCACACCGCGCGCCCACTCGCCGAGGTAGGTCAGTCCCTGACCTGTCGGTCCGACTGGCCCAATCTCGCCCTGCGGTCCCTGCGGTCCCTGATCGCCCTTCTCGCCCTTGACGATCTCGACGACCTGACGAACCACGCCGTCGCCGGTGATGCGCTTCTCGGGCTTGATTTTGCCCGCCTCGAGTGCGGCGAGCAACTTGGCGAGCGTGATCACCGTCTCGTCCTGCTGCTGCTCGAGCGCAGGCAGTGCCGACTCGATGTCGCTCAGGTCGCTCACTCGTCGCCCTCAACCACGCTGTCGGCGATCACCTTGAGGATCGACATGATCTTCGCCTGCCGCTCGTTGACCGCCTCGACGCGCTTGCGCATCTCGTCCGCCATCGTGCCGTCCTGAGCCGCAGCCCACGACTGCGCCTCGTACTGCGCGATGCGCTTGCGGGCGCGATCGAGCCGCTCCTCGCGTTCAGCCTTCGCGCTCGTCTCGGTCTGCCTGTCGATCTCCTCGACCTTGCGAGCAGCCCACGCCGCGCCTGCGCCGTCTGGATCGGTCGGGTCGCCGCCCCAGAGCATCCACGCGATCGCGCCCGCCGACGGGTAGCCGTCCTCGCCTGGGCGTGCGCCTTGCGCCTCGAGGTCCACGCGGTGACGCGCGAAATACGATGCCATGCGCCGCACGGTCTCGGGCGATAGGTTTGTGCGGTTGCCGATGTCACGCGCGCGCGCAACGCCGACCGCCGTGCCGCCGCGATTGAACTCGGCACGCAACTGCAGCCCACGGTCGGCGAGTCGCGCCATCTCCGCCGTCGGCTTGAGATCCACATCCTCGACCGCCTTCTCGCCGCACATCTCGTACGCGATCGCGAGCGCCTGATCGCGGTCGTAGCCCTCGCCGATCAGGATGCTGACCTTGTCGCCAACGCAGTCGTCCGCCTTCGGCTCGATCACGACCGCCTTCTCGGGCTCGACGACGGGCGCAGGCAGTGCCACGGGCTCGCGGGTCGCAAGGTTGCCGAGCGCCAACTGCAACGGTCCGAACTGCGACGGCTGCTGCTGCAGACCGCCGAGCGGCAACGCGCCGACATGCAGTTTGTTCGCCTCAGGGTCGGGCAACTCGTCGTAGCCCTCCTCGAGTCGCGCCTCGTTCGGTGTCCGCCACCCGCCAGCGACCGCAGCCTGACGCTCGCGCGAGTCCGCGTCACGGTTCGCAGGCACAGCGTCGTCGTACGCGAGGTATGCGTCCTCCTCGATGCCGAACAGCGGCAGCAGGCGCGCGTTGAGCGTCTCCTCGTCGAGCCGGCAGATCGGCGAGATCGTGCCCTCGCGCCACTGCGCGTATCCGCTCGTCGCGCTCGCAAGGTTCGGGTCGTTCGCCTTCAGCATCGTGACAGGCACGCCGAAGATCGCGCTGATCTCCTCGACGATGTCGTCCCGTCCGCTCGTGTCCTTGTTCGGGAACGACAGCGGCTGCAGCGTGATGTCGCCTGAGATCGCCACCATGCGACCTGCCTTGCGACCGCCCTGATGCAGCGAGCGCATCGACTCCTCGAAGCGCCGCATCGCCTGCTCGCTCGCGCCGCCCTTGACAATCGCTG